AATAACTAATAATTTAGAAGACCCTAAAGCTGCGTATTTTTTACCATCTAATGCTGTCCACGTATGCTGGTCTCTAACAGGACCTGCGATGGTGCTAGAAACGAGTTGCTGCCAACCACCTATCTTTTGTGGTTCTCCATACCTAAATCTAATATTATCACCATCAATCCATTGCCCTTCGGCTCCGGTTGCAGTTTGTTGTTTATTAAATCCAGGTTTAAATTGTATCTTCTGTAAAGGCATAAGTCTTCCCTTATATAGGTTTTATTAGTAAATGCACTACTTTTTTGGTAGTAGTCTTCTGCTTATTAAATTGAGTATAATTTGATTATTTTAACTGTTTTAATTCAAAATTTTTAGTAACTACTATTGGATGTATTTCATCTGTTGTTCCGTTTGGAAATTTTAATAAAGGTAAATACATGGATTTTTTATCTTTATTTTGAACATAATTACAATTGTCTGGAATGTTTACTTTATATTTTTTTAAACTCCATTCTACAGATGGATGGCACAACCAATATATTTCTCTACAACAATACCAACTTAAGGTGCAATTTTTATTAACATGATTTTTTAAAACTTTATAAAAAAAATCATAAACTCTTATATCTTCAATATCTGGGTATTCTTTAAGAGGAGCATCATCAAAAAAAATAGAATCAAATTTATTTAATGTTTTTAACTTATCTTGCCAAAATCCTTCTACAATGTTTACTTTATTTTTTTGTTTTTTAGACCATTGTTTAAGTTTTTTTAAAACATTTTTATCAGATTCTATAATTGTATGTGATTTAATTTTATATTTTTGTATTTCTGTTGCAGAATAACCTAATCCAAATCCTATTTCTAATACATCACCTTTTGGATTTAAATTTTTTATTAAGGCTTTCATGTATGGTTTTTCCCATTCCATCATTACTTGAAAATTATTATTTTCTGTATCAATAAGAATGTCTTTATTGTTTATATCTTTAGTAAAAATATTTTTTTGATTCATTTTAAATTATTTATTATTTTTTAAAAAAAGCTGGAAGTCCTAAATGTTTTCTTTTATCAAACATATTGTCTTTTGCACCTTTAGTTGCAGCATTATTATAATGTAAAAATACTTGGCCACAATCTTGACCATCAAATTCTTCTCGCCAATGCTCTAATAAATTACCTCTATAAACTAACATATCACCAGGTTTTAAATCTACTTTAATACCTTTAGTATTATTAGATATATAACCCTTACCTTCAGTTAAACTACCCATCTTAGGATTTGGTTCAATATAAATTGGCCATGAATCTCCACCTAGATTTAATGTAGTAGATATTTCACAACTAAATCTATCTTTATGACGATGTAAGATATCTCCTTTTTTATAAATTCTTGCATATGAATAAGTTGGAATTAATTTTATTCCTGTTTGTTTTTCCATAATTGGTTGAACTAACAATAATAAAGTTTCCATAGCAATATCTGCATAGTGAGAATAAGTATTAGGAACTTGATCATCATTCCATACACCAAACTCAGTTGTAAATGGAGAAATGTATTTTGTATCATATAATGTTCTTGCAACTTGTCTTTTCATTAAAAAATAATTATACACAAAATTTGCAATCTTTGGATCTATTGCTTTTTCAATTATAGTAAATCTATCTTTTTTAAAATTATATTTTGACATTATATGTTTACCTTTGCCATTTCTTTAGGAACTGCCTGTATATTAAAATGAATAAATCTAAAAGGTTCTTTACCATGATCAACCGCAAACTCATGTTCCATATAACCTGGAAAAAATAAAAGAACACCTGGTTTAACTCTAAAATGTACAACTTCTGTTCCATAAGAAATTTCGTCTTGTTTTTTAAGATTTAGTTTAATGCAACGAGCTCCTGTTCTAGGTTCATGAAATATTGGAAAAGAAGTATTTTCACTTGCTTTAAGAAAATAAAATCCACTTACATGTTGATTCCAGTGAATATGAGCAGAATGATGACCTCCTCCATTTTTAGAAAATTCTTGTACCCAACTTTGTGAAATAAAAGTTGCATATTGTTGCATATCAAATCCTTGCCAATCTAAAAAATCTATAGATTTTTGCATAACATAATTATGAAAATCTTTAAATTTAGTATCATTAACTAATGTGTTTGAATGATATGAAGTTCCAAAATCATTTGTTTTTTTAATACTTGCTTTTCTTAATTCTCTTGCGTCTTTAATGTACTTATCTGTTTCTTTGGTAAGAGATTTTAAAAAATCTAATTTTTCTTCAAACCAAAAAGGTGTTTTAAAATATTCTTCTTTAAACATATTATTTAAATGGATATCCCAAGTTCCAAACAACTAAAGAATATCTTGTTCCTTTCGTAACTGGTTGGACTCTATGCCACACAAAAGAAGGAAATACAACTATAGAGCCTTTAGGAAGTATTTCCTTTACGGTCAACACATGTTTATCTTCATCGCGCATGTGTGGATCATAATTTCTACAATCAAACTGTAATTCACCACCTGTATATTCTGAACCATCGGTTAATTGACAAGTTACAGATAATTTTCTAATTTTACCATGACTATTTGGATCTTCTGGTTTATCATAAACTTTATCCCAAGAATCGCAGTGCCAGTCATAATATTGGTTTAACTTATATTTAGTAAATTGGCAAGACTCTGAAAAATCCCAATTAAAATTCCAACCTGCTAATTTATTTGCTTCGTGTATATATGGTTGTATTTCTTTATAAATCCAAGTATCATTTAACCAAACTAGATTAGAATTTCTTTTCTTTTTTAAATCTACAATCTCTTCTTCTTTTAATGGTTTTTCTTTTAAATTTCTTTCAAAACCACCAGTAATTGCTAAATCTTCTTTATGCTGTAATCCATATTTAATAACCTCATCACAAAATTTTGAAGTTAAGGCTGATTTAAAATGCCAATAATAATTAGATAAATTCATAAGTTGATGTTAATATAAAATTTAATTGTTCTGATGTATTAGAAGTTATATGATATCTTTGTGTAGAAGGAAACATTACAAAATCATTGTCATTTAAATTTATTTCCCAACTTCTTCCTTTTCTTCTATTATCATCATATTCTATAAATACTTTACAAGAATCTTTTCCAACATTTACTCCATACAGCATTACATAATCTGGAGAATTTCTTAAATCTACAGGATTAACTTGTAATAATGAATTTGAATATTTCCCTGGACTATAAATATCACCAGTTGTTTTTTTATGGACTAATGAAAAATTATAATTTAATTTAATATGTTCACATAAATATGTATTTAACATATCCCAAGATCTTGAAAATGGAAATTCTTTATTATGCATAATAGATAATAAAATATTTACACTTAATTCTTCTCTATCTATTTCAAAATTTTCAGGCATTTTTATTTGCCCAAAATATAAATCTATTTCTGATAATACTTTCTTTTGCATATATCTAAAAATAGATATATTAAAATTCTATATTAATGTAAAGTGTAATTAATAAACTTTATAATCAACTAAATTCCAAGACTGATTTTCTTCATTCCAGATATATGTCCAGATATTGGTATTAGCTGTATTTTGAGAAATTTGTTCTTCAGTTAGTGCAGGTGCATCACCAATTGGTGATTTCCACGATGCTGTTGGAATGTGTTTAACCCATGAATTATATTTTTTTTTAGGCCAAAAAATTTGATTTTCTGCATCCCAAGTAAAACCAATATTTGCACCATTTCCTCTAAATGGAGTTCCACCATTTCTGTGTTGATTCCTTAATGTATTATAAGACGTTTGAATCCACAGTTGTGCAGGCCAGTTATTATGTTTCTCTAGATATTGTTGTCCAATTAATTCTTCTTCAACTCCAGAAGCGTTTAACATGTCCGAGTTATTCAGTGTTAATACTGCTATAACTATTTTATCTTCTCCTATTTTTGCAAAATGTGCCATAATTATTTAAATTTATATCGTATAACTACAATACCAGATCCTCCACTACCACCATTGTATCGTGCTCCACCTCCACCAGTATTAGCTGTTCCACTATTTGCTGGACCTCCTGCAGTTGGTGATGTTGGTCCTCCGCCTCCTGATCCGGCTGCTCCGCCGCCTGCACAAGTTGTTCCGCCAGAACCTCCAGCAAACCATCTTCCAGGAGCGGGTCCTGGTGTTCCGTATGATGGAGCGGTTGGTCCAAAAAATATATCAGCTATTGGAGAACCATTTCCTCCTGCACCACCTGGTTGACTTCCACCGATAGCACTTGCTCCACCTCCTCCTGATCCATTAAAAGGAGATTGTTGAACTGATGGGCTGGTGCCACCATTACTTCCTTGTGGAGGACTTACTGGAGGTGTGTTTCCTGCTCCACCTGGTGCCGGTCCAAAATATCCTGCTCCACCACCTGATCCACCTGATGCACCTGCAACACACCTGTGAGCTCCACCACCACCACCTGTACTTGTTATAGTTGAAAATATTGAAGGACTACCACTAGCACTTACTGTAACTGATCCACATTGTGGAGCACCTGCTCCAACTGTGATTGGATAAGATGTAGCAGTCACTGGTAATCCCGCTGCTGCTGGACTTGGATAATTTTGTCTATATCCACCTGCTCCTCCACCACCAACATTTCCTGCTCCTCCACCAGCTACTACTAAATATTCTACTGAATTAGACCCTGTAGGTTTTCCTGCATTTGTAACTACAAAAGATCCAGGACCTGTAAATACATGAGTTTTAAAATCTCCACATGTTAATATTGTTCCACCTGTTGCAGAAATAAAAGGAGATGCTCCACCACCAAATCCAAATCCTTTTGCTGAGGCTCCTCCGCTTGTAGATTGTAAAGGCATTCTTTCTACTCCTATTTAAATTGAGTTTGCGCTGCTAATATTGTGTATGTTGATGCCGCTGTTTTTATTGCTGTGTAAGTGTAGACATCATTAGATGAAGCGTTTCCAGCTGTTGGAGCCGCGCCACCTTGCCAAACAACTGTAACGTTTGTCGATGTACCATCAACTGTTAATACAGATGTGTTATAAAATGTCGTGTTAGCTTGTTTTGTAATTAATGCAGCTGTCATAGATTCACCTATTGC